TGTTGGGTCAATGGCCGCGGTGCTGAAATCTTTGACGAAGGTTCACAAAAGTGGATGGTGTGCGGTTGGTTGCCTATTGGCCAACCAGTTACAACACGTCGCAAGTATGTAGAAGTTTTAGCGCGCGCGAAACCTGAAACAGTCACAACAGAAATTAAGAAGTACGAGGATCGTGAAGATAACCGTGCGCATCGTAGTGCCTTTTCAAAGTATCCATTCTCAATCCTGCGCGACAGTAATCCGCGTGGTTCGGCATGGCTTATTAAAATCATTAACGAGGTTTAAGAATGAATTTCTTGCAATTAGTTCAGAGATTACGTATTGAAGCCGGCGCGTCTGGTTCGGGTCCGGTATCCGTATTAAGTCAGGCTGGCGAACTTGCAAGATTGGTTCTTTGGGTTAATGCGGCATGGACGGATATCCAAAATGAGCGTCAAGATTGGGGATGGTTGCAATCATCATTCTCTTTCGTGACGATCAATGCACAAGCTACTTACACACCGGTACAGTGCGGTTTAACTGATCATGGGGCATGGAAGGATACAACATTTAGAAGCTATCTAACTGCAACAGGCTATAGCACGGAAAACTATATGGATATGATCAGCTATGACAATTGGCGCGACACATATCAATATGGATCGAATCGCACGACATACTCAAATCCTGTTGTGTTTGCCATTAAGCCGGCAGATAAATCAATTTGCTTAGGCCCCGTTCCAACAAGTGATTACACGATCATTGGCGAGTATTTCAAAGCGCCGACTGAGTTAGTTTTAGACGCAGACATTCCAGCGATGCCAACGAACTATCACATGGCGATCGTGTACCGTGCCTTGATGATGTATGGCATGTATGAAGGTGTTGGCGACGCAATTCAGCGTGGCCAGATGGAATACGACAAGTTGATGCGGAAAATACGCGCTGATCAATTGCCTGAAATCATGGTGAATGGGGCGTTAGCATAATGCAGCAAACACCTATTAGAACTGAAATTGTTCAATTCGATGGCGGGATTGATCTAGTATCTCCTGCTATGCAAATGAAGTCAGGAAGCCTGATCGATGCGGTTAATTTTGAACCGGACATCAACGGCGGCTATAAACGCATGGCGGGGATAGAGCGTTTTGACGGAAGAACTCGCCCAAGTGATGCAGATTATTACAATATGGCGGTCACGATCACATCAGCGGTCAGTGTGGGAAATACGGTAACAGGTGCAACGAGTGGCGCAACTGCGGTTGTCCTGCAAGTGAATGGCACAACAGAATTGATCGTGACGAAAGTAGTTGGTACGTTCGTCTCTGAAACATTGAATGTTGGCGGCGCACCAAAAGGCACAGTCACAACGACATCGTTAAATGCCGGCACAACACCAGCATTGCATGCAGCATATAAATTACTCGCAGCGGAGAACTACCGTGCTGATATTGCCAAACCTGCGGGAAGTGGCGCGATTCGTGGCGTGCATTACTACAATGGCGATCTGTACTGCTTCCGTGATAATGCCGGCGCAACTGCTTGTGTCATGTTCAAGGCAACTACTAGCGGGTGGACAGCGGTTACGTTTGGCCGTGAAATTCAATTCACCGGCGCAGTGGGTCAGATCAATGAAGCCGACACAGTAACAGGTGCCACAAGTGGCGCAACTGGCGTAGTTAAGCGCGCATTACTTCGCACAGGAACATGGACAGTTGCCGGTGCTGGCACATTGGTTTTTGATTCTGTCACAGGCGCATTTCAAAGTGGTGAAGCATTACAAGTAGCGGCGGTCACAAAGGTGACATCTAGCACGGTGGATACTGCAATCACACTTCAACCAGGAGGGAAGTTTGAATTCATCAATAATAATTTTTCTGGAACAACATCAACTTATCGTATGTTCGGTTGCGATGGCGTTAATTTTGCTTTTGAGTTCGACGGAACGCGATTAGTTCCAATTAGGACCGACATTACACCGGATGCGCCAAAGTACATAGCAGCGTGGAAAAACATGCTTGTTGTTGCTGTAGCTTCCTCGGTGCAAGTCTCAGGCATCGGCAGTCCTTACAGTTGGACAGCATTAACCGGCGCGGCTGAATTAGCATTAGGCGACACATGCACCGGCATTCTTCCGCAACTTGGCGACGCAGCAAGTGGCGCAATCGCTATTTTCACCATTGATAAATCTTATGTCTTGTACGGTAATAGCTCGGCTGATTTTAAATTAGTCATGCAATCGCCTGATGCTGGCGCTCAACCATACACACCACAGAATATTGGCTTTGCTTACTACCTCGACACAAAAGGCATTGTGCAAATCAATGCGACTCGGGCATACGGTAACTTTCAATTATCGACATTAACCAGATTAATACAGCCAATCATCGATGCTAAACGGGGATTAGTTAAAGCATCGTGCATTGTGCGCGGATCAAATCAATACCGTCTGTTTTTCTCTGATGGTACGGGGATCATTATGTATATGGTCCCAACGCAACCAGATTCGGGCGGCGGTGTTGCTGCTGATGCAGTGGGCGGGTGCATGTATTTTGATTATGGATCCACGCGCTACATGAACACCGTAGAGTCTGTTGTGGACACGACAGGGATTGAGCGCATCTTTGCAAGTGGATCGGATGGCTATGTTTATGAGTTGAACCGAGGGACATCATTTGACGGAAGTAATATTCAATCACATTTGATGACTTCCTTCAATTCTAGTAAATCGCCTCGATTGCGCAAGCATTACACAAGAACAATCTTACAAGCCACATGCGCAAACACGGCCAATCTACAAATCGGCTACGACTTATCTTACGGAACATCTGAGGTAGATACGGGCGCACGATCTACAAATACGCTCATTGGTTCAGGCTCATATTGGGACATTTTCACATGGGATACGTTCACATGGGATTCCCCTTATGTCAGTGAATACACGATAGACACAAGGGGGAATGGCGTTAATTTAAGTTTAGTGATCTTTGGAGACACTAATTTAGACGAACCGTACACCGTTCATTCAGCAATTATCAATTTCAAAGCAGGGAGATTAGAACGATGAGCAATGATTTTTTCACGGAATCAGGTGCGCCAACTGATTTAAGTCGCGGTAGTTCCGCAACGGTACGATCTGAATTTATTACAGTGAGACAGGGTTTTGATAAGTTGCCGACAGTAGCAAAGCTCTATGGCGGTAATGCAAGTTATGCGGTGGCGACAGGTACGGCTGATGCAATCGTTGTTGCTCTTAATGCGGGGATTACTTCTTATGCTGATGGTTTAGAAGTCGTCTTTCGCGCAAGTGGCGCAAACACGCAAACAACTTCCACGATTAATGTTAATGCACTTGGCGCTAAAACAATTACACGCGCCGATGGGACCGCCTTAGCTGTAGGAGATATTGCGGCGGGACAGTTGGTTTCTCTTCGTTACGATAACGTGGTCGGTAAATTTCAGTATGCAACAAATGCACTAGGCGCTGTTGCAACTGTGGCGGCAAGTGCAGCGGCGGCGGCGGCTAGCGAGGCAACAGCATCAACAAAAGCAAGTGAAGCCGGTGCAAGCGCAATTGGTGCTGCAGGCAGTGAAAGCACGGCAATGACGAAAGCCAGCGAAGCCGATGCAAGCGCGATTGCAGCAGCAGCGAGCGAAGCAGCAGCGGCGGCAAGTTATGATTCTTTCGATGATCGCTATTTAGGCGCAAAAGCATCTGAACCAACTGTCGATAATGACGGAAACGCACTGATCACAGGCGCTTTGTATTTCAACACCACAACGAATTACACGTATGTCAGAACGGCTGGCGGCACATGGCAACTCATGACACAAGTTGCAGGTGTTTCAAGTCTTAACGGGCAGACAGGCGATTTGACATTGACAGGTGGGACAGTAACAGACTTTGCATCATCAGGCACTTATACGGTTCCATCAAATGCCACATTTGTTGAAGTTCATGCGTATGGCGCGGGTGGCGGTGGCGGTTCTGGTCGCCGTGGTGCGGCTGCATCTTTGCGTACTGGCGGCGGTGGCGGTGGCGGTGGTGCTTGTGTCACTCGCAGATTTAAAGTATCTGAAATCACATCGACTGTCGCGGTCACTATTGGCGCTGGTGGTGCTGGTGGTGCTGCACGAACAACTGATAGCACAGCTGGATTGGTTGGCTCTGTCGGTGGAAATTCGACTTTTGGTAGCTATGTTACGGCTTATGGTGGTGGTGGTGGCTCTGGCGGCAACACTGCTGCGGATTCTGGCGGTGGTGGTGGTGGCGTGGCATCGGCAGGATCAGGCGCGACAGGTGGAAGTCCATTAATAACAGCAGCCGCAGGAACAACACAACAGTTTGGTGGCGGCGGTGGCGCGACTGGGGTGGGTAAAAACTCTGTCTATGGTGGCGGGGGCGGTGGTCACGAAGATACAACGAACGGGGCGGCTGGCTATTCAATGTATGGCGGGGGTGGTGGTGCTGGTGGTGCAGGAATTAGCACGTCTAACAATTTAATTGTAACTGTCGATGCAGGCGGTCCGAATAACGCTGTATCTGCAAATACGACATTCCAATATGCAATAACGGGTGCGGATGGTGCTGCATACACAGGCGGTCAAGGTGGTGGATCAGTAGTCATCAATACGTCTTCGAGTTTTACCAAAATTGCGTATGGCAATTCAAAGTTTTTAGCGCTTGCCAATAATTTTGCAGGCAGTTCTTTTTTCTCAACAAGTGCAAACGGTACGACAGGATGGGATATAGCGCAGGTTGCATGCGGGTCATTCGCACCTACAAGCGTTTTTTACGATGGTTCAAAGTGGATTTTTTATAATTCGACAGCGATTTATACAACGACAGACTTAGTAAATTTTAGCGCGGCTACAGCGACAGGAATAACAATTCAAGACATTGCTTTTGCTGGTGGTTTGTATGTTGCTGT